GAGCGTATTCGAGGTCTGAAGGCGTACCGTCCCGACCCATCCCGTGAGCAGGTTATCGAAGCGGGCGGTGAACGGTTCACAGTCCACGGGCAGTTCGATACGCACGTCGCGGTTCACGTCGCTCTGAGCGCTCAACACCTGAGCGTAATTGCTTACGATGTCAATGAGCGTCCGCAAGGTGTCGGAGTATTGCTCCTGCGCGTCGGTCTGTCCGGGGAGGACCATATCCATCACCAGCACGTCGAGGGAGTAGATGAGGACGCCCCGCTCGATTGTGGCCCCGCTGATGTCCGCGTAGCAGATAGGGTACTTGTCGCCGGCGAGCTTCTGGATATCCACCTCGCTCATCTCGCCCTCCTTGAAAGATCGGATGAAATGATGGTCCAGGGCAATCGCTCCGAGCTCGTCGATGATTTGGTTTACTGTTCTCATAGGTTCATTTTTTGCTTTTCCAGTAGCGCCCGATCTTGCTCGTAGGCGAGCCAAGCGAGGGCAGTTTCGAGGTGAGTCCTTTCAACCTGCGGTAGTTTAGTAATGTCCTCCCCTGCGAGATGTACGAACGTGGCGAACCATCCGTATTTCTCGGATAGTTTGGATCCGCCACCGCCTTGGAATAGCTGTCCAAAGCGTCGACTAATGCCCTCCCGGTACGCAAAAAAAAAGCGGCTGCTCCGAGGGCGTGGGCCAGCTTCATCTCTTTGAAGAACTCCGAGCGGTCCTCCCCGTCGTAGTCGGCTATCCGATAGAATTCTCCGTGTTCCTCGACGATGGGGCGGTACAGTATGCCCATGACCTGAGGGAGGTGCGTATCGAAGGAGTCCTTGCACAGGGTCTCGATGTCTGCGAACTCGGCCACGGTGACGCGGGAAAGGTTGGGATGGAATCCGTACCGCTGGTCCAGCTCGATGATCCTCTCGACGGGATACTCCTCGTCGTATTTGTCGAGGATGCCCCCGATGACGCCTCCGATATGCTGGATGTCCTTTTGTTCCATGGCCATCACCTCGGCCCGCTTGAGGTGGCACAGGATGCAGATAGTCCTTACGACCTGCTCCATCTCGTCCCCTTCGGGTATGGCCTTTACTTGGAGATACTGGTCGACGGTGATGTCGTACAGGTTCTCCGGTATGGTGATGGTCTTCTTCACGCTATCAAATAGACGAAAGGTAGGGACATAAAAAAAGGCCCCGGAGGGCCTGTAGTCAGAGCTTGGTGATTTGCATCGGCCTGTCTCCGAGTTTGTAAAGAATGTCGTCCATTTCCCGGCCGCGTACTTGAATGGTCATAGGGTGCCCGCACTTCGTGTTGTATTTAATCTGAAAGCGTCCGGGATTCCATTGACGATTGTTCTTCATGTCGTTGTGTGTTTGTTTGTCGTTGTTGACATAGCAAATATACAACTCAATTTCGCATATCCAAACATTCACGCAAAAATAATTTGCATTTATGCGAGATAGTAGGAACCCGACCGAGAAGTAGTGAGCAGATTGAGACACACATACCGCACCGCGTCGATGCCGTGGTTGTCCTTGTCCACGGGGCGGTTGAGGTTCCTTCCGTTCTTGTCCTGCTCCCATCGGTACGCCCGGAGCTCCTTCTGTAAGTTCGTGCTCTCGGCGGTAACCAGGAGCTTGTGGCGGCGCATTATGTCGATCCCCTGCCGTACCGAGTCCGGTCCCTTTCGTGCGGGCTTGACGTTATGCCCCAATCGAAAGAGCTCCTCGATACTCTTCGGCTCGGCGCTGTCTGCAATGATGGTCTGCACGTCCAGCTTGTTCAGCTCCTCGGAGATGTCCGGATTCGTGAGTCCGGTCGAGTACAGTCGCTCGTGGAGGATGAGCGTGTGGCCGTCTTGGTATACGTCGATGACGGCTGTCGGGTCATTGGTGAAGCCGAAGTCTAGGCCCGTCCCGATGCGCTTCCCGGCTATCTCTCCTACCTCCCAATGGAAGACGGCCGCCTGGTTGACTCCCCTTTCTCCGAGGCCGTAGATGCGCCAGTAGTTCGGGTCCGCATCCTTGAGGCGTTCAATCTCTGCGATGGTGGCCCGGTCGAGGTAGGGGTTGTCCTTGTACGTGGTCCGAAAGAAGGACGCATCCTCGCGTGGGATGACCTCCTCGTAGATCCAGTGGTACTCGTCGGAGGGGTTGAAGTCGATAATAACCTTCCCCGTAGTCCGGAGCAGGAGCTGCCGCCAATCTTCAAGGCTCAGTTCATTAGCCTCGTTCACGAATAGTATTTGACGCTTGCGGCCTCGGACCTTTTGGGGTTGGTCTACGCTGATGAACTCAACGAGGTTGCCCCATAGGATGTACGTCGCCTCGCTTTTGTTGTGCTGGTCTACGTTGTATGCATCCTCCTTTTCTAGGATGGAGAAGAAGTCCCGCATGGCCGTAGCCCTCAGCGCGGGGAATGTCTTCCGGGCGATGGTGATGACCGCCCCAGCGTTCTCATTCTCATAGCACAGTTCTACGAGGCTCTGAAGTATCGAGTACGTCTTCCCCGATCGGGTTCCGCCCTGGTGTACTTGGATGCGGGAGCCGCACCCCTTGACGTGGTAGTAGGTGGCGGGCTGCTTCACAAGCTATCCAGAAAGGCGGTGTGACTGTCGTAATACTTCCAGCCTCCCTTGGTGTAGCCCTTGGAATAATGGTGGTACACGTAGCCGTTAATCTTGTAGCACCCCGGACTGGTTATGGTGTACGGTATTCCGCGCTCCCGAAGCAACCGTTCGAGCACCTCCTTGGAATGGCGTCGATATAGCTTGTCGGCTTTGCTCAACTCACGTCCGGAATCCTTGCCCAATGTGTCGGGGGTCCATCGAAATCGGCATCCTCAATTTCCCAAATGCCTTCCGGGTCGTGCTTCATGCAGAAAAAAATAACTGCCGAATGCCAGGAAGCCTCCTCCGGCTCGTCGGCTTTGCAGACCAAATAGAAGCCTTCGAGTTGAGGCTGCGTGTCGAATGTGTTCCAAGTCATGTTGTGAATTTACGCTACGTCCGCGTTGTCATCCGTGAACCAAGAGAGGGGCTTCTTTTCTGCCACGGCTATCTCTTGGCGCTCCACGTATCCCCGCTCCTTGCCCTTGGTCTTGAGGTAGAAAATCGTCGCCGCAGGGTTGCCGTCCTTGATGAGCTTGTGAAGATGGGATTCGGCGAAGTCGAGGGCCACGTCGCCAATCTCGCTCACCGCCTTCTTGTATTCGGGATCTTCGAGCCAGTTGTAATGCGTCTGCCGGGAGATGCCCACCACCTTACACGCTGCCGTGACAATGCCGAGGGACTTCTCCAGGGCTTGCACCATCGCCTTTTTTTGTGCGTCCATTGTCGTCAAAGTATCTGCATCTCCTGTGACCGTGTACAGTTCGTCAGTTGTCCTGTATTTGGGTCACGGTAGAAGGTGATTTTTGCCCATACTTTCAGAACACCATCCTTGTCCGCCAACTTTGGGGAGAGGTAAGGCAGAGCCTTGGCGATGGAGTGATATGCTTCTTCGTGTGTCATTGGTCTACTTCTCCGCTTGGTTGATACATACGGCCACCCTCTGCACCATATCGGGGAATTCCCTCTTTGCGGTGTCGTCTGCGATGCATCGGGCGACGAATTCGCTCTTACTCTCGCCCTCTTTTTTTTCGGGTAGCGGCATTATCCTCTGGGGTCGTATTGGGCGTCTCCGGTACTTTCAAAGACCGGGGTTACGCTTAGGCTGTATGTGGCGTGTTCGTACCTCATAGCCTTCTTTTTCGTCCGTGGGGTGGAGATGTGGCGCCTCAACATTAGCTCGGCGTGTTTCCTGCTGGAAACGTACCATACCTCTCTTTCGTCCAATTCGGGGCAGGTAAATACCGCCTTGTAAATCTCAGCCATACAGGGCTAAATATAGCAGGATTGCCAGCACCCCCATATAACCGTAGAAGGTGGCGCGGTATGCGTACTCACTTTTCATTTAACCAGTCTTCAACAATGTGCGACGCGATTTCCCTCCAGTTTACATCGTCGATGAAGGCAAGGGCGTAATCGAGCGTCAATCCCTCGCCGTGTTCTTCTCGTAGGATGTCCGTACAGTTGTCCTTGATGACCTGCGCAAGGTCATACTTCAAATCGTCCACCGTGCTGGTCGGGTGCCAATCCTCCAAGGTCGGAAAATATCCCTCGGCTTCTACCATCTCCAAATTGATACGCCACGTTGCGTAGTTGGTCCATCCGTTGTATCGATCGCTCATGCCTTCCGAGATTTTCCGCAAAGCGGGTTCACAATAGTCCAGTAGCTGGCTCCGGCTGGGATGCGCTTCTTGCCGATGCGGATGGTTTCCTCTGCGACCTGATCGACGCGGCTGTTGTATCCGGTCGGGTAATTAGCGGGCCAGGAGCAGCGCAAAGTCCCGATGTATTTCGCTCCCATGAAGTAGTCCTTCGCGTAGCCGAGGTGTTCGAATTGTTCTGTCATGTTGCAAATATACAAAACTGTTTCGAATATTTGAGCGCGTGGGTCGGAAATGCACCGCCCTCCCCCGGCTGGATGCCGGGTGCATCGCTACCTATGCTTCACGCGCTGATTTGCCCTTATACATGGAGGCCCCCATTTCCTGAATTTTGGAGAAGGGAATCGAGGGAACGGCCAGCTTTGCGTCGGGGCTGATGAGGTAAATGTAACGCAGTTGAAAGCCGGGCAAACGTTGAGCTCCGGTAAAATCTACTTTGCTTGTGCCATGGCTTGCTAAAACTTGACCGTTGGGCAACTTTACTATCGTTGAATTTTTGCCAATCTGCGTGAGATGAAAGCCGGAGGCTCGGTAAATGGTTCCGTCCCCGCATTGGGTGCCATCCGCAAAC